CAGAGAAGTTGAGAGCAAGTGCTTGGTGCAGAGTCTCATTCGCATACCAGACAGCATAGTTTGTGTCGTCAATCTTCAAGTTTGTCAGAGTAGAGTTAGTTGCGATCGCAGAATGCAGAGTTGAGTTGACGTTTGACAAAGCTAGAGAAGCAGATGAGAGCTGGCTAGAGATGTCAGAGAAGTTGCTGTACAAAGCTGAGTGAATTGTCTGGTTTGCATAGCTGATAGAAGACAGCACTGAAGCAAACTGGCCGTTTGTGTAAGTGAAGTTGTTGCTGATTGCAGAATGCAGAGTAGCATTCTCGTAAGTGATCATGTTAGCTAAGTTGTTGAGAGAGTTAGTGACGTTAGTCAAGTTAGTAGCATGCGGCATCGCAGCAAGTATTGTGTTGTTTGTGAATGTCAACTGAGCACTGAGACTGTTGAAGCTAGAGAAGACTTGAGTGAAGTTGCTAGCCAGAGCTGAGTTTAGAGTTGAGTTGACATTTGACAGAGCTGTAGAGACAGCAGAGATCTGGCTAGTCAAACCAGTGTAGTTGTTAGCAAGAGCTGAGTGCAGAGTCTGGTTTGCATAGCTGACTGAAGACAAGATCGAAGCAAACTGGCTGTTAGTGTAAGTGAAGTTGTTTAGCAGAGCGGTATGCAAAGTTGAGTTCTCGTAAGTGATCATAGCAGCTAGATTGTTTAGAGAGTTAGTGACGTTAGTCAGATTAGTAGCAGGCGGCATCGCTGCAAGTATTGTGTTGTTTGTGAATGTCAACTGAGCACTGAGACTATTGAAGCTAGAGAAGACTTGAGTGAAGTTGTTAGCTAGAGCTGCATTCAAAGTCGAATTGACATTTGAGACAGCTGCTGAGACAGAAGACAACTGACTAGTGAGACCCGTGTAGTTGTTAGCAAGAGCAGTGTGCAAAGTCTGGTTTGCATAGTTGATAGATGACAGAACTGAAGCAAACTGGCTGTTTGTGTATGTGAAGTTGTTAGCTATTGCTTGATGCAGAGTCGAGTTCTCATAGACTATCATAGACTGGATAGCATTCAGAGAGTTCGTGACGTTAGTCAAGTTTGTTGAGTTCGGCATAGCAGCCAGTATTGTGTTGTTTGTGAATGTGAGTTGAGATGACAGACTTGTCAAAGCACTTAGAATTGCTGAAGTGTTGAGTGCGTTGCCAGAGTTGATCGAGTTGTTGACACTTGTCAAGCTTGAAGATAGAGATGTGAAGTTGTTGAACAGAGCAGTATGCAGACTCTGGTTAGCTAGCCAGATAGAATAGCTACTGTTGCCGACTAACAGAGCAAGAGTTGTGAAATTGTTCGCTAAAGCAGTATGCAGAGTCTGATTTGTAGACAAGACGTTGCTATTGATCAAGTAGAGAGTAGCATTCTGCAGAGACTGATTGCCCAGTATCTGAGCTAGCTGAGACTGCATCAAAGTCAAATTGCCCAGGATTAAAGCTTGACTTGACTGTATCAAAGTCTGATTGCCGAGCACTAGAGTGAAGTTCTTTGCTAGAGATGAATGCAGAGAAGAGTTCGTAGAAGAAATATCTGAAAGAACTTGAGACAAGTTCACAGCAGCTGCAATAGCAGAAGAATTGACTGGAGAGTTGACATGCAATTCTCCAGAGCCGTAGATCGGCACGTACTGCAAGTCGAAGTTGTAGTAAGTAAGCCACATAGCATTCCAAAGGATGTCTGCATCAGACGATGAGTTGACTCTGAGAAGAACAGTGCCGTTGCGAGTCAAATCTGGGCTAAACGGAACAGTGATGCCCCAGTACTCATCAACACTTTGCGTACCGCCCTCAGTAGCAGAAGTAGCTACAGACGACATGTAGACCCACTTGTTAGAAGTGTAATTCCAAGCCCAGCCGTAGAGAGTCTCAGCTTTTGTTGACTCAAAGAAAGCTTGGAAAGTCACAGTAGAAGCATTTGTCGGATTAGTGATGTTGTATATAGAGACGTTCGCATCAATTTTGTTTCCTGGGTTGCCGTGAACGTGCTCAAGATACGAAGCATCTATGTAAGAGTTCAAAACTTGAGAGTCCCCTAAAATAGTACCAGAGTTCGGAACATAACTTATAAAGTGAGCTAAGTCATTCAGCCAATAGTAAGTGTTGTGGCCATAATAGCATTTGGCAATCACCATATAGACTCCCTGGTAGTTGGGCACGTTGAAGTCATAATAGTAAAGACCTTCTTCTTTGAACAACATCGGAGCACTCTCTACAAATGCAGTGTGGTTGTTGCTGTAGACATAGGGGTAGTAGATGTCTGTGAAGCAAGAAGCCATGTTTATCGGCTGGCCGTAATTGTCTACGAGCTGCAAGAAGACTGTGCCCTTGTCTCCCGCATAGTATTCTGTGCCCTTGACAAAAGCTTGAGCGCCAGGCTTGTTGATGTAAGTGAAGTCAACGCTACCCATTATAGCTCCAGAGTTCTTGCCAGTGAAGAGCTTCACAGTGTAATTGCCAGTCTGGTTGATCGCAGCTGAGCAGTCGAATGAGAACGGAAGCAAACTAGCTCCGGCATATTGAGTGTTGATGTAGAACGGCTGAGGATTGCAAGACTGATTGTTGACCCAAAGATAGATGTTGTATGTAGGAGTCCCATACATCTGGAAGTTGAAGACTGCTGAAACAGTCTTAGTGTAGCCGTCTGAAGGATACACTGAAAAGATGTAAGTCTGATTAGCAGAAGTGTTGAGAGACGAGACGTAGTAAGGATTGAGAAGTATCTTGTTGTACTGTTGAGACGGCTCACCGATCGCAAATGCAGATGTGCATACTAAGAATATCACTAAGAATGCGCTTGCCAGCATGCTGGCCATTTTGCCGATATTCTCTTGCCATCTTGACATCATGAAAACCCCGGTATGAATGACAGGATCCCTCCGATCACTAGAGACAGAGCTAGCGCAGACAAGAAGATGCCTGCAGGCACTGAGATCACTGCAGGTATCAAGCCCCAGCCAGAGAGAGTGATCACTACAAAGTCTATCAGCCCCACGATCATGCCGACAAAGATTGTGTTGAATGATCCTGCCATTTTGACCTCACGGTAGTTTTATTCCCATCTGTCCGCCGAATAGCTTGCTGAGTATTATTATGCCGACAACAGCCGCTATCAGCAGCAAGATCAAAAAGCCGCCAGGAAGAGTCAAGACAATCGCTCCTAACAACAAGAAGCCTCCAGCAACAGCCGCAAAGAGCGGTCCGATCTCTATGAACATCCAAGCAGTCAAGCCAGCGACGAGGATCATAGCTATAGTGAAGTCTATGTGCTTGTTGATCAAGAAGTCAGCAAGCGGTGACTTAGCAAAGAAGCCAGTGAGCTGGTCGTTGTTGCCAGTCTGAGATCCGCCAGAGACTTCATTTGAGCAGCCAGTCTTGTCAGCGTTGCAAGCATTCGTCGTGCACAAGAATGTAGCAGCTTCGCAGCTGTTCCCGCACTGATATGTGTAAGCAGTCTGAGTGACAGCATCGTAAGTGCAAAGTTTTGTCGTTGAACGCTGGCAGACAAGAGTCTGTGGAGTCACAGTCTTCCCTTGAACTTGAGAGATAGTCCAAGTCAAAGGACAAACTCTGACTTTGCAGATGTCGTCGCCATTTATAGTGTCAGTGCCGAGTTGTATAGCAGTGCAAGTGTAGAGATCTCTCTTGACTTGCAAATTGTTAGTAGTAGCATCATACGTCAAGATCCAGACACTTGCTATAGAATTCTGAGCTACTCCATAAGCAGAGAAGATGTCAGCAGGGTAGACTCCGTAGTAAGTCTCATTCAAAGTCTTGTTGACTGTGACATTTGCTGCAGGATCAAAGTAAGAGAAAGTTGTCGAGAAAGAATGCAGCAAGTTGGGAACATAGAAAGAGCAGAAAGCTTTGACATCTGTGCTATTTACGCCGACTTGAACTACGTTGTTCTGAGTGACACAGCCAGTAGCATTATTGTAGTTGACTGTGACATTAGCTAGGCTGAAGAGTCCTGTAGAATTCCTTAGATAGCTAACAAAAAGCAACTGCTGATTGTTGACGTAGTTTGTCTGAGTCGGCGGCAGATTGTTTGTGACTATATATTGTATCGGGAAATTTGTTGAGTGCAAACCGTTGCTGATGTCAGTCACTGTAGCCCCGTAAGACTTCAAAGTCAACACAGAGAAGCCAGGTATATCCAGCATAGTGAAATTGTCTGGTAGCAGCGTTGTGTCTAAAGTGACAGGACTTCCAGTCTGCAAATCACTTATAGCAAGTGACTTTATGTTGATGTCACTCGCAGTTGAATAAGACCAAGTAGTCCCGTTGTACACACTCTGAGTCACAGGCAAGCCAGAATTCCTTCTGTACAAGCTGCCGACAATACGAGTAGAAGATGACATACCAGCTGGCCCGCAAAGCACTTCAGTCGGAGTGTTCGGCAAGACATACCACTGAGCAGGACATCTTACTAGCACTTGAGAAGTTGACAAATTCGACTGATATAAAAGCATCTGACCCACTTGAGTGTCAACACCTCCGGGCGGGAATGCGTGAAGCATGCTAGCGATGACTGGAGTCGTGTTCAAAGATGATAGTATTGTGTTGTTGTAAAAGTTCAAGACGAAGTCAGTTTGACCGTCTGTATATATTCTCAGAGAGTCTGGAAGAGGATTGTAAGTGTAGCCGTTCAATATGATGTGCTTTAAGACAAGAGCAGGGGTGCCGGGTGTCGTGAAGAATGCACCGTCTTCAAAGTCATGAGAGACAGAAGTTGTCTCTATAGTGTTAGCATAGACTCCGAGCGGCTGTTCATACATCACTTCTTCAGAGTTTCCGAGAGCTGCAGTGTTGATCGTGTAGAAGCTGTGTGTGTTGAAGTTGTCTCCACTTATCTCAAATGAGAAATTGCCATCCATCAGAGTCTCGCCGTAAGAGAATGTGCTAGTGCCGACAGAAATTGGCGGACCCATGCCGACTAGACCAGCCCCATTCCGATCTAGAGTGACTCCGAAGTTGTCAAACCCACTGACCCAAGGATTAGTCCTCTCACAAATTGCAGCATACTGAAGATAAGGTGTCCCGCCAAGAGTCTCAGGCTCTCTCCGGTTAAGATGTATCCAACATGTCCCTTGACCGTGCTCAAATAGCCAGAATTGCCCAAGTTGAGAAGAAGCTATCTGGCTGCTGAAGATCGGACTGACTTCAGCTGTTGTTAGCACCTGGCCAGCAGGGTTGTCTTGAGCTACAGTCAGCAACTCAGGAGAGACCCAGAAAGTTTGATTAGCTTGTACTAAGATCCTCTTGTCTGCAGGAGAGCCAGTTGTGTTGAAAGTCAGCCCATAGCCAGTCATGCCTGTCCCAAGCGGATCATAGAATTTCCCAGCTGAATGTATGTCAGACAGCCCGTAGAAAGCTGTATACGGGTACTCAGCAGGCAAATTCCGAGTCATGTTGAGAAGATACAGCACTCTACTCAGATCTTTTGTGCTCGACAAGACTTGGTCTACGGGCATGTAAGCAGTAGCAGAGACTGGTGCGAATGCAAACAGACTGAAGACAACTAAGAGAAGTGCCAACAAAGCAAATCTCTTAGAATTCCCTAACTTCCCATTTTGTTCGTGTGTTCTCATGCTCCCACCATCTGCGGAAAACAAAGTGCTGCCAACATGAAGAAGAAGATCTTGAAGAAGACTTGCAAGAAGCCCAGTGCAGGCAATCCGACGTACTCCATGATTGCGTTGATGTTGAATGCTAGATAGAGCGCCACGAGTGCGACTAGCACATAGACAAAGTTGAATTTCATGTTGTTATGTGACAGAAACGCACAGAATATAAATAAGTTTCCCCCAGAAGAGGAGCAGACGAGAACATCACCGTGATTTCCGGAACATCACCGTGATTTCTCGCCGCTCCATCTGGATCTGCAGCTCATGACGAGCCAGTCAGTCTCTACTGACCCGGCTTCTTCGTCATGAACATGTAGATGACGAGGACGACCAGTCCAGCAACGAACACAAGCGGAACGAGGTAGAGCAGCGTCGCCGTAGCTCCAGTCGCGTTACCAGCAGCTTCGTTAGTAGAGCTGATGACAGTCGGAACGAGTGCAAGAGCTATCACTAGCGCTATGACCGCACCGATTATCCCAGTCACAATCTTGTCCATCTTTCTTTCACCTCGATTTGTCTTCATTCACTTGGCTTGCTGAGAATTTACTAGAAGAAAGGCAGTCAAGAGCACCGTGAAAGTCTCTTGCTGCCCCATCTAGATCTGCAGCTCATGACGAGCCAGTCAGTCTCTACTGACCCGGCTTCTTCGTCATGAACATGTAGATGACAAGGACCACCAGTCCAGCAACGAACACCAGCGGAACGAGGTAGAGCAGTGTCGCCGTAGCTCCAGTCGCGTTGTGTGCAGCTTCGTTGGTAGAGCTGATGACAGTCGGAACGAGTGCGAGTGCTATTACGAGTGCTATTACCGCGCCGATTATCCCAGTCACAATCTTGTCCATTTCTCTTGTCACCCCCGCATGGGCTTGATATTGTGAGTACAGTTCTCCGTGAATATATATAACTACGCGACACAAAAGGAAACATGTTTATATCGGTACACCGCTCTCTAAGTGATGCTAAAACGTAAGCACAGTCTCTATGTGCTTCAGTTGCTAGCACAGGGAAAGAAGCCGAGAATGATGATGTCATCGAAGACAGCAGCAAAGTGCTTCAAAGAGTTAGCAGAAAACAAACTGATAGAGAAAGTGAAAGGGAAGTATGAGCCATCTGAGCGCGGCTTGAAAGTGCTCAGGCTTTTAGAAGGAGGAGAAGAATAAGATGCCAGTAGACTACCAGAGTCTGTTGAGTGAGATAGCGAGCCAGAAAGCAGCTCAAGCGAGCTTGCCTCTGTGGCAGATAGTTGTGTACATAATCGTGCCATTCAGCTTAGCAATCATAGCGATATTGCTTTTCATGCTGATGATCAAGAAGAAGTCTAAAGAGAGTGTCGTCTTGACATTCGTCGGAGAAGATGTCGCTGAGATCAATCGGCCAGTGATCCAGAGCAAGCGCTTCTCTCTAGGGACAAAGACGTACGACCTGGGCAAAGTCAAGCCACTCCACTTTAGAGACGGCATCTGGGGCACGAAGCCATTCTACATGATACATGAAGACACTCCAGTGAGCTTGTTTCTAGACCGTGAAGACAAGAAGATCAAGATCTCATCTGGCACTTACAAAGATGCTATAGAGAACAGCACACTGAAAGACTTCTTGACCATGAAGACTTCTAATGAGGGAATGATCATGGGCATAGCAATCGGTGTTGTAGTGGGAGTCATCCTTGCAGTCATCGGATATGCAACAAAGGTGATCAAGCCATGAAGAAGCACAAAGACAAGAAATCTGAAGACTTCAAGAAGAAGATGAAGCAGCTAGACACTCCTTCACACAAACTCTTCACTGGAGACGCAGCCAGAAAAGCTAGAAATATGAAGATAGTTGCTGAAATTGCAGAGAAGATCAAAGAGAAGCCACTCTTCAAAGAGCCAGACTATGGGATAAATGAGAATGCTCCAAGCGTCAAGAGCGGCTTCTTCCCAGTAGAGAACTTGAAGAAAGGGATCTCTGAATTCTTCGGCAAGTTCAGCAGGAAGCCGATAGCACAGATCAAGAGAGAAGAGAAAGCTACTGGCGGACCCGTTTCAGAAGTAGTCAGACTAGATGACAAAGAGCATCAGCAGACTAGAAGAGAGATGATGAGAGGAGAACGAGTTGATCTTGAGAAGTTGTCAAAGTCAAATGAGAATGAAGATCTCTTCTCTTCACCAGACACTCCAGAAGAAGCAGTTAGCAGAAGCATAGACACTCTAACTAACCCTAAGAACATCAAGCACTTCACAGAACTCTCAGACAATGAGATCAAAGCTTTGTCTGCTCTAACTGCAGCTAACAAAGTGCTTGAGATTGATGTCTTGCAGCAGTTCATAGATGAGTTTGACAACCGCAGAGTCTCACTGAAAAGGCAAGGACGGACAGAGCTCGTAGACTTGGGAAAAGCTGCTTTTGCTCCACTTTCAGCACAGAAGGGAGAAGGACTTTTGTCTAAGTTTGTGAAGTGATCAAGATGTCATTCCCTAGAATTTGTATTGACTGCGGAGAACTGATAGAGACTAGTATCTCTGGCAAGAGATGTAGTGCTTGCAGTCACAGACACAGTCAAAGCGGCAATAAGAAGTCTCAAGCTACTATGATCATAAAAGGAGTGTTCAAAGAAGATGACTGACATAAACGTTAAAGAAGCATTAGAAGAGAACCTCAACAAATTCGCAAAGAAAGAAGAAGCTAAGGGAACCTCAAAGTTTGCGATTGTCAAGAACATCGCACAAGTGATTAAGCCCTTTGCAAAAGTTCGGCGGAGACAAGACGTGCTTACTCTTGTGAGCATGCTAGAGAAAGCATGTGCAGAGAAAGATCAGAAGCAGTGTGAGATCTTGATAGCTCAGCTGCAAGAGATGTCTAAGAGAGAAGCTCTTTTGCCATTCAGAGCGATGAAGCAGATTGCTGAAGACATCGTCAACTTCGGAAAGAAGAAGAAAGAGGAGAAAACATGATAGTTGAAGCTGCATGCTGGGTCATCATAATCGTGGGCATGTATGCCGGACCTTACTTAATAATAGGAGATGATGAATAATGCTAGTAGCAATCTGCGGCAATCTCGGTTCTGGCAAGACTCTCTCACTCACTTTCATGGGCTGGTGGTTTTTGAAGAAGGGTTATGACATCTACTCAAACTATAAGCTGAACTTCCCCCACAAGCGCTTGACTTCCTTCAAAGACCTATCCAGCTTCAACAACGGCGTGTTCTTGGGCGATGAGCTCTGGAGCTGGACTGACTCAAGAGAATTCGGCTCAAGGAAGAATAAAGACATCAACGCTATCTTGCTGAAGTCAAGGAAGAGAGGCATAGACATCTTCTACACAACTCAGCACTTCAAGCAGATGGATGTGCGGATCCGAAGGATCACTGACATAATAGTCTTGCCTGAGATGTTCAAAGGCGGAAGACTGTGCCGGCTCTACTTCTTTGACAACTCTGGCTATAAAGTCAGGCGGCCGATTGTGTTCAAGACTGAAGACATCTTCCCTCTCTACAACACGAATGAAGAAGTTGAAGACATCCAGGGATTCGAAGGCTTGAAAGCGATCCAGCTTAGGAGAGAACAGACAGCAATACGTAAGCTTAGAGAAGAAAACAAAGAAGCTCCAGAGAAGCTGTACAAGCAGTCATTTGATCGTAAGCGGCTTAAGAGAAGACAAGTACATGCCCGTAGCCTTCCAGCGCTTCCAGCATGACTTGTGGAAGAACCTCTGAGTGATCGGACAGCCGAAGAAGTCTTTGTCTCCAGGCGCAAGAGCTTTCTTGCAATCTAAGAAAGCGCACTCAATCATGTGAGAACTTGAACGCTCCATTTGCCACAGCAACTCTGATCCACCCCACGTGACAGTGACCACACTCTACTCTCTCACTGTAGTCTCTACTCCGGTCGAAAGAATGACTCGTGAACCTCTTGCAGTTGTTGCAGTAGAACTCAATCGACATCTCAGTGACGTCTATTATGCAAGAGCAATATGTCAACTCAGCCGTTGAGCTTGTCGTGCACATCTTTGTCTAACTTCCTGACTTTCTCCTTGACTCTAGCTGCAGCGAAATACATGCCGTAGTCTAAGATGAAGAGGTTGAGGCAAAGAGCAGCGAATGTGAATGCAGCAGAGCTGTTGAAGTATGTTGACAAGCCCTTGAACGTGAATAGCAAGAGCAAAAGCTGTAGAGACAAGAACATCCCGTTCAAGATCCTCTCAGTCTTCAAGAGAGACTGCCTGTATTCTAAGCTTGCTATGAGCGGCTTGAGTTTCATTTTGCTTTAGACCTCCCCCAAGTTATGATGCGACCCCTCTCATCTCTAACTACTCTGACTTTCCCCCAGTAGTGCCATTCTTCAGACTTGAAATGGTAGCCCTCCTTGACTACTATCTCTTGCTTGAAGTCTTTGTAGAGCGGAGCGAACTTCTTCCAGACGATGTGCTTCTTGAAAGAGTAAGTGCCGAGCCCATCTGTCTCCCTCCTCTTGTTGTAAGCTTTTATGCCCTCTTCAAGCCGTCTCTTGACAAAGCTTCTAGAGAGTAGCTGCTTCTTCTGCTCTGTAGACAACTTGCTCATCTCGACTGACTTCCTGTCTACTCCGACAAAGTCGTCAAACCAGCCGCCGAGAGTCTTCTTGTCAGGTGTTGCCATTTCTATCACCAGTTTGCCAAGCGATTTCAGAGCTCTTCCATGCGACGCCGCTAGCGAGGGGGTATGTGATACCACCGTAACGGGGGCCAGCATGCTCAGGAGAAGCGACCCTGAGTATTTCTCTATAGCCTGGGCTTCTTTGCTTCTGCGAGGCTCGTATCATCCCCTGAGCGACTTCTGATGGGAAGCTTTCCCGCTCAAGGTCATTCGCAATAGACGCCGAGAAAGTGTGTGTCTCAAACTTTCTCAAGAAGTCTATCGGAAGAGCGTCAAAGTAAGTGACTTTTTGGAATGACTTCTCATTATAGCTTCCGGGCACTCTCAAGATCCGCCGAGTGTCCCATGTGATCTGACCGTCAAATATGTGACCGCCCTCAAGAAGAGAGTGAGCAACTTTAGTCTTCTGCAAAAGATAGAACCGCTCTTTGACTCTCGGCTTCCAGAAGAAGATGTTAGCTCTCTGCTCTTCTGAGAAGAACTTGTCTTCAAAATCTAAGACCCAGATGTGGAAGCCCCTGCCAGAGAAGACAAACTTGATCTTCTCATACTTCTCAGCTAGCTTGCTATAGAGCTTCATGACTTCTAAGAAGAGATACTTCATAGAGTCACCGTAGTCTTCTACATCAAAGTCAAAGTAGAGTTCAGATCCGTGAAAGACGTTGCAAGCTATCGGATCAAAGGGCTGCCTTTTAGCTCCATGCCGAGCATTCTTGACAACTTTTGTCTTGACATTCTTTGCGTTGTTGAACCGCGAAGTCATGAAATAGACTGCATCTGGCAGAGTGTCAACACAGTAATCTCGGAGTTTGTCAGAAGAATTCACTGAGAATGGAACAGTCGACCAAAAATTGGGCTCAAACTTCAGACGGAACTGCCTGAATTTCGAGAGAGGCGGCAAGACAAACTGAGTGTCTCTGTAGAAGTTCCGTTTATCTTGCTTGCTCCCCATCATGTATCTCTCTCATGAGCCGATATAAATAGCTTTCCCCTCAAGACCAATCATCTCCGAGAACCTTCTGCTCTAGATCAACATCTAAGTTTCGCCAGCCCATCACGTCAAAGACATCACTAAGCTTGTCTAGCAAGAGCTTGCGCTTGTACTTCTCTTGGTCTAGCTTGAAGCCGAGTGATCTCAAGTCCATCTCTTCAGTGAATGCGACTACTTCTGTCTTCGGATACCCCTTCGGCACACTTTTGACGTATATGACGCGAGGTTTAGAAGACTTTGCGAAGTGAGTGCCGAGATGCTTGTTAGCATACTCAGCTGCCCTGACATGCTGAGGCTTCACCTTGTACTCGTTGATTGGAGCGTTGATGTACTTTGAGAAGCCAAGCTCATAGAGATTGATCTCTCTGACAATCTTCTTGAACCGAGACTCAACCTTCTCTAATATGAATTTCTCGCCCTTGTCAGTCAAGATGTCTTTGTAGACTTCTAGCAGTAGAGCTTTGATGGGCATGGGCACATCACCCCGCATGTTCTCAAAGCCCCTCGCATAGACTTCATCTCTCTTCTTGCCGTCTTGGTATTTGACTAGAGACATGTAGCGCTTCTTAGCTCCAGTGAACAGTATAGCTGCGAAGTACTTCTCAAACTCAAAGAGGAGTGTGTGCAGAGTGTTGTCTCCACTCAAGAGCCGCTTCGGCACACTCAACTTGCTGTCCTTCTTGTGGACGTTCATAGTCTCACAATATTCTGCGAGATGAGTGTTCACAGACTCTCTGATCTCTTCAGCTTTCTTTATGCACTCTTCTTCTGTCAACTTGTCTGGTATCTTGACGAACACTGAGTCAGTGTCTGAATACAAGACTCTTGCATCAAAGTTCTTCTCTATGTACCTGATAGTCCAGCGGATGAGAGATCTTCCGCCGTATGTGACAGCATTTGCTACAACGGGATTGAAGAGTCGGAACGACGGCAAGCCCATCACACCGTAGCAAGAGTTCATGATCTCCTTGAAAGCGATCTGATGCTCATCATACTTCTTGTACTCAGTAGAGCCCTTCTCATGCTTGTCTCTCTCTGCTTTTATCTCATATCTCCTGATCAAGAGCTTAGACAATATGTCTGGCAATAGACCTCTCCTCTGCTCAGTGCTCAAGAAGTGTGAGCCGTTCAAGTCATAGGGACCGTCAGCACTTATAGTCTCAGGTGAGATGTTGAATGTGATGTAGACGTTCGGATACATAGAGCTTACATCTAGCACAAAGACATTCTTGAAAAGTCCTCTTGGCGGCTCTAAGACGAATGCTCCCTCTACATCTTCAGCTTCACCTCGCCTCTTAGAAGGGAAGACAAAGTCTTTGTAGTTGTTGAAGAGATAGTAATCTATGACTTTTGACTTCAAGTTCATCTCAGCCATCGGCATAGGGATCACTTGCTGTAGAGAGTTGTAGTACGAGATCAACCCAAGTGCGTTGTCAAGCTTCACACAGAGCTCTACGTCTTTCTTGTTGTAAGAAGTTAGCTTGTCTATGTTGCAACTGTCCCAGAGTTCAGACACTGACTCAACTTTCTCTTTCTCTTCTCCCAAGAAGTACTGGCCGCAAGTGTTCAGAGAGAAATCTGGAGGGTTCTTGTAGACATTAGTGATAGTAGCATGCATCAAGTCTATGATCTCACAGCCGAATATCCTGCACTCCCACTTAGTCGGCTCAAACCGATCTTGGTTGCACATAGCTATCAAGACTTGGCTAAGCCTGCTAGGATCAAGCCCCAAGTTCTTTATGCGGTTGTGCAGATACGGCTGGTCGAAGCCAGAGTTGTACCAGCCAGCAAAGATGTCCGGATAGTTCTCACAATACCAGTCAAGGTAGTCAGAAAGCATCTCTTCTTCTGTCTTGAAGCACCTGAAGTTCATAGTGCGTTTTGAGATGTCTATCTTCGGATGCCAAGTCCAAGTGAAATACTGCTCAAGCATGTTGTCGTAGACGACCATGCTAGTGATCGGCAAGGGAGCAGAGACATCGTTGCAAGCATAAGTCTCTATGTCTATGTAGTGTATCCGCTTGTGAGTAGAGAACTTCACTTGCTTGTCTACGATGTACCTCATCTTGAATGGCAAGTCAGCTTCAAATGTCTTTATGCCCTGGTTTTCTAGAGCATAGAAGACTTGCCTGATGACGTCTTTGTTGCAGCCCAAGAAATGCAGCTTCACCGTCTGCTGGCCGAAGAGAGAGTCTTTGCCTGGAGTCTTCAGATAGACAAGCGAGTTGATGTCTTTGGGCAGAGCTTTGCCAGCTTCAACATAGATGTACGGCGGAAAGTCAAAGTCTTCTATCTCAACTTCTCTG